AAGTTCTCAACCGGAGTCACTGGTGAAAGTGGTGCAAATAAAGGAACAAATAAAGGTCTTGGTGTTGGTTATAATGGTGTTGATTCTTCATCAAAACCATCACTAAAACAAAACTATAAGCAATTTAAAGACCAACCAACAAATGCAAATGGTCAATCTGTATTTTCATCAGGGGCAACAACTGTAGGTGGTAATAGGATATTTACACCAACTATCGTTTCAGCAACTGCTGTTTGCTATAAGGATAGTATGGGAAATATTCAATCTGGTGCTAGTGCAATAAAACAAAGTGTTATTGATCAAACAAATAAGACAGTAAAACAATCAAATATACAAAAACTACAATCGGATATAGAAGAAAGATCATTGTTGGGTGTTGGTTCTTATGTACGAACAGTAAATGGAACATTAGTAGATCCAAAGGACTTGGCAGAACAAAAGAAAGCAAACCAAGAAGAAGCAACCCGAGTCGGTACGGAAACTGGTATTTCTACACAAGTCGCACCAACAGAGAAGGTAACTGTAAACGGTATTCCTGTAACACGCGATCAATTTGGTAATATCATACTAGATGGTAATGTAATTCCTTCTATCGACATCACGGATAAGCAAAATAATCAACTAGATCCAAACAACCCAAATAGAAATGATGCATGTGGAGATTGTGGTTGTCAAGATTGTAAATAAATAAATTAGAGATTAAACATGGTATCACCAACACAAACACAAGGCGAATGGAGCGAACCAGAGACACCGTATGGTAAGGTAAAGGGAGAACCTACGGACAATGTTTATCCATATAATAAAGTCTTTGAATCAGAATCTGGACATGTCATTCAAGTAGATGATACTCCAGGATCAGAAAGACTTGATGTATTCCATAGATCCGGAACATTTGAAGAATTCCATCCAAATGGTGATAGAATTACAAAGGTAGTACGAGATAGATACACCTCAGTTTTGAGAGATGATTATGTCCATGTCGATGGTTTTTGTAATGTAACAATAGATAAAGCACTAAAGATTGTAGTTAATAAAGATGATACAGAAAGTACACCATCAAAGAATGTAAATTTTGATATTGAAGTTGGTAGAAATTCAAATGTCAATCTAGTAATCAAAAAGGGTAATTGTCAATTAAAACTCGAAGATGGTGATGTTAATCTATTAATGAATCGTGGTGATGTGAATATTCGTCAAGAAAAGGGAAACTATAACCACTTTGTAAATGGTGATTATAACCTAGAAGTTACTGGAAAGATGCATACTGTTGTCGGTAAAGATCTTGTAAATGAAATTGGTGGAAATAGAGATATTCGTGTTGATGGACAATTTGACAACAAATGGATTACAAATGGTTATTCTGAAACTTTAGTCGAAAAAGGTGATATGCGTGTTGAAGTTGGTGCAAATCATCATCAACTAATACATGGAGAATCTCACACAAGAGTAGAACAAGGAAGAAGAACCTTTATTGAGCAGTATGAAGAATTATCAGTAAATGGTTCAACAAAAACTAAGGTTACTGGTAATTTTGATATCTTTACTGATGGAAATATTGCAATATCAAGTAGTGGTACTTTTGATGGATCATTTGCTGGTTTTACAAAAATTACATCAGATTCATCAATAGACATATTTGCTGCATCATCTGCAAAATTAACAGCAAATTCTAGTTTTGATATATTGTCTCAGGGAGCATTAAAAATAAATTCAAGTTCATCTGTGGACTTGTTAAGCGGTGCTGCAATGAAGATTTCTTCTGGTGCAGTAATGGGATTAAATGCTTCAGGTGCTTTGTTACAAACTGGTAGTGTAATTCACTTAAATGGACCATCCGCACCAAGAGCATCAAGTGCATCAAGAGCAAGTTCAGCAGGTTCTGCTGAATTACCAACCAAACAATTTGTGTATGTTCCCGGTTCTATGGGCGCATGGACAAAGACTGTAAATGGTAAAACACCAGCATCTGTTCTAACAGGAGCAGTTGGTGATTTAAATGGTCAATTAGATTCTCTTAATAATGCAAAGGGTCAGTTAAATGGAGCATCATCTAATTTAACTCAATTACAACAACAATTAGCAGTTGCAGGAAACAATCCTGCACAGTTAAGCAATATAGCAAGTTCAACAGCAACTCTTACAAATAATGTTTCTGGTGTTGCTGGTTCTGTAAATAATTCTGTTGGTTCTGTTGGTGGAACTGTAGACGGTGTAGTAAACAATGCTGGCGGTATAGTTCCCGGAGTTGCTGATGGATTGAATCCATATTCTAGTGGTGGTGATTTCTTGACAGGATTAAAAGAGGGTATCGGTGGTATTACAGGATTTATAGGAGATATCTTTAGTACAATAACAGATATTGCCTGTGGTATTATTGATGCAATTGCTGGTGCAATAGATGCAGTAGTTGGTGTAATATCAGATGCAATAGACGCAGTAATGAATGCAATAAATTCTGTAATAGATGCAATTGGATCAGTAATTGATTCTATAACAAAAGCAATTGGTGATATTATCAACACCATAACAGACATAATTGGTCAAGTATTCGATGCCGCTGGCAACTTCATCGGTGGTATCGTAGATGGCATCGCAAGCGTAATCGACGCAATAGCAAGCATATTTGATGGTCTTGGTGGAAGACCCAGTAATTGTGGTATATCTCTTGCATTATGTTCTGGTGATACAGCTATAGGAGTAACCATCTAATGTCTGGAGTTGCAAGAAAATTCATAGACAGTGTTGGTGGTGGATTTGCATTAGGATCTTCTAATGTCTTTATTAATAATATAATGGTTGCCCAAAGAGGAGACAGGGTTACTCCACATCCTCCCTGCTGCTGTGGACCAGGCTGTGGTTGTCAGGAACACTGTGTTGCTTCCTTGGCAATGTCCTCACCAAATGTTTTTGCAAATAATATTAATATTGTAAGACAGGGAGATATTGCTACATGCGGACATCCGATTGCAGGATCTTCAAATGTATTTGCAAATTAAATAAAAACAAATATACATATTTAAAATGATCAGCAAAGACATAGATCTTAATTTTAATATAAACCCTATAACTGGGGATTTAAACCGAAAAAAAGATTCGGAAGCAGTAAAACAGGCACTAAAAACCTTGCTTCTTCTTGGATTATTTGAAAAACCATTCAATTCAGATTTAAATGCAAATATTAGAGGATTTTTATTTGAAAATTATTTAATAAATGCAGATAAAGAATTAGAAAATAATATCAGAAGAATAATTACAAAATATGAACCAAGAGTAACATTGAGGAAGGTATTGGCTACTGCTACCCCGAATCAAAATGCTATAGATATAACAATAGAATATTATTTTACCGGAAATAAAGAAGAAACATTAAACTTCTCACTAGAAAGAACAAGATAAAATGGAACAAAAAAGAGGCGATATTTCAAATTTGGATTTCGTATCCATTAAGTCAAATCTAATAGACTTTTTGAATAAGCAATCAGAGTTTAGTGGTTACTCCTTTGAAGGTTCAGCATTCAATGTTCTTATGGATGTTCTTGCTTATAACACATATTACAATGCATTCTATAACAATATGGTTGTAAATGAAACCTTTATTGATAGTGCATCAAAAAGATCATCAATTGTTTCACTAGCAAAAAACTTAGGTTATACACCAAAGTCAACAAGAGCAGCAACAGCAACAATTAATATAAAATTAGATGCTGATAATTATACTAATGATGTAATCAACAGAAACACTCAAATAACTGCAACTGATACAGATAACAACACATATACATTCGTAACAACAAAATCATATTCATTCGATCCTGTTTCTTTTGATAATTTTGGAAATGTTATTCAATATGGAATAACAGATGTTCCAATTATACAGGGAGTATATACTTCCTTCTCCGCAATAATATCAGATCCAAAACAAAAAATTCTACTTCCATTTGAGGGAATAGATCTATCAACAATTCGAGCATTTGTAACTACATCAATATCAAATCAAGAAGGTATTGAAAACGAATGGTTAAGATCAACCGATATAACACTAACAAATTCTCAATCTAAAGTTTTCTTTGTTCAGGAATCTGCAACTGGTAATTATGAAGTAACATTTGGTGACAATGTTTTTGGTAAGCAATTAGATAAAGGTAACTTAGTAATATTTGAATTCTTAGTTTCTGCTGGTGCTGCTGCAAACAATATCGGTTCTTCAGATTCAGCAGAATATAGTTCATTTAGTCTATCTGGTTACATATTAGAAACCGTACAACAATCATCCGGTGGTTCTGATAGAGAAGACCTAGAAAGTGTCAGAGTAAATGCTTTAAAGAACTATTCAAACGAAGAAAGAGCAGTAACTGCATCAGATTATGAGAGTCTTATATTAAAGAATTTTAACAATGTTGAGTCTATTCGTTGTTGGGGTGGTGAACAAAATAATCCACCACAATATGGAAAGGTATTTGCATCTATTAAACCAATAAACAGTGCATCATTAACTCTACCAGAAAAAAAACAAATTGTAGATTCACTTGTACGCAATAAATCAATGTTGGGCATATCTCTAGAAATCTTAGATCCAGATATTCTATATGTAAATCTATTTGCAAATGTAAAATACGATCCAACAACTACAAGAGATTCTGAAACAAAGATAAAAGAAGTTCTGAATACAAAGATAAGACAGTATGCTGTTGATAACTTCAAGGGATTTGATGATGATTTCTATACATCTGATCTTGTCCCACAAATACTAACCTACCATCCAAGTATAGTTGGTGCATCAGTTGGTGCAACTATGGAAAAGAGAATTTATCCAGAAGCAGGTAAGAAACAAACATACACAGTAGATTTTGGAAACAAAATATACCATCCAAAAGATTGCTAT